AGGGCAAATGCCACCTGAACAAATGGGCATGGCACCCCCACAACAACCAATGGGATTACCACCTGAAGGGATGCAACAATGAAAGCCGCGGATTTTATAGGTTTATTCTTTTTAGCCCGTGATGTGACGCATAGTGTGCATTTAAACACTAGAAGTTACGCAAAACACAAGGCTTTACAGAAGTTTTATACAAATATCATTGATTTAGCCGATAGTTTTGCGGAAGCATACCAAGGGCGAAACGGTTTAGTAGGGCCAATCAGCCTTATGTCCGCCAAAAAAACATCAAATGTCATTGAATTTTTAGAAAATCAACTTGCCGAAATTGAATCTGTGCGTTACGATGTATGCGATAAAGACGATGCGCCGTTGCAGAATTTAATTGATGGTATTATCGAGTTATATTTATCAACGCTGTATAAGCTACGCTTTTTAGCATAAGGAATAATAATGGAACTTTTAAGACCGTTAGCCGATGACAATTACCCTGGTCGTACTGCGGCATATACAGGCACAGCAGGTTCTACAGCTACATGGGGCGCAGGCCCACAAGGTGTGGTTGTATGGTCAACTACACCAGCGTACATTTTAGTCGGTGAAGGCGTTACCGCTACTACAGCTAGCACACCAATACCAGCATTTACCCCAATCCCGTTTACAGTACCACCAGGCACAGGCGCTCCGTGGCGCGTAAGTGCAATCCGTGTTACGGATAGTGGCGATGTGTATTGCAAACCCATTAATATTCGATGAGTTGGGGAGTTGCCCTTCGTAATGGAGTAGCTATCGGCTTAGGTAGTGTTATTACTTTATTCTCAGGCACTCGCGATAGTGGAGCATCCGTATCAAACCTTTTAACTGAAGCCAGTAATAATCTTGTACAAGAAGATAACGGGCTTATTTTGTTGGAGTAATCTATGGCGGTTAGTATATCGTTATTTGCGGGTGTCGGAGCGCAGTTTTTTACTAACGACGGCGTGCCATTGGCAGGCGGATTAATCTACAGTTATTCAGCAGGAACAACTACACCTAAAACTACTTACACAGATAGCACAGGTAATACTGCTCACCCTAACCCCATTATTTTAAATTCTGCGGGGCGAGTACCAAGCGGTGAAATTTGGTTAACATCAGGAACATATAAATTTATACTTGCTACGTCTACTAATGTAACTATAGCAACATACGATAATGTTTTTGCTGTAGGCAATACGGATTTAATATTTAATTTTACAGGTAACGGCATACAAACTGTTTTTACGCTACCTCTTTCACCTTTAGGTGAAAATAGCACTCAAATTTATATTAATGGTGTGTATCAAAATAAAGATACTTATTCAGTAACAGCGGCAGTAATTACTTTTTCTGAAGCTCCTCCCGTAACTTCTAAAATTGAAGTAATGTATAACTAATAGGAAATATCATGGCAGATTCAAAAATTAGTGCTTTACCAGCGTCAACAACCCCACTTGCGGGTACGGAAGTATTACCTATTGTTCAAAGTAGCACGACTAAACAAGTATCCGTTGCTAATTTAACTGCTGGTCGTACTTTTGATGCTTTAGGTATGACGTTAACTTCTACTGATGCTGGTGCTACTGCAGCTCCATTATTAGATTTATACAGAGACTCAGCAACTCCTGCAGCTTCAGATACATTGGGTGAGATTGAGTTTAACGGTGAAGATTCAGCAGGTAATAAACAATTATATGGTCTTATTCATGGTTCAATTCTAAGTCCTACTTCTGGTGCTGAACAAGGCCAACTTCATTTTGAAACTGCAACTGGTGGTGCATCTACTGAAAAAATGATTATTGGCACAAGCAATCTGGTGATTAATGAGATTGGTGCTGTCTTTAATGTAAGAATAGAAGGTGATACAGATGCCAATTTATTCTTTACAGATGCTACTAATAGTCGAATTGGTATAGGAACAATAAGTCCATCTACTAAACTTGATATAGTTGGTGGCGATGCAAGAATTGATAACGGTAATTTAGTTCTTGGTACATCAGCTAAAGGTTTAATAGATTCAACTGGTGTAAATACATTAACTTTAACTTCTACTCAAACAACCGTCAATAAAATACTTAGTGCAGTAAATTTTAGAACTTTATTTGGTGCAGGTTCTATTGCTGGTCTTGGCACTGCCACAGTTCTCACTTTGTCCTCAAGTGTTCAGGGCGTTTACATTGTGCAAGCCAATTTTGGAGCGCAAGGAAGTGACATTTATACTGGAGTTCTTATAGTCGCTGCAAACGCTGGCAGTTTTAGAATCGTAACAAATGGTAGTGGCACAAATTCTGTAATGACACTTTCGGGTGCAAATGTACAACTCACAAACGCAATTGGCAGCGCACTTGATTTTGCTGCTTCAGCAATTTTAATTGCAGGTTAAAGGAACAAAAAAATGTCTTTAACAAAAGTATCTTACTCAATGATTGCTGGCGGCGTAGTCAATGTGCTTGACTTTGGCGCCGTAGGTGACGGAGTTACAAACGATCAGCCAGCAGTACAAGCTGCTTTAGCATACTTATTTGCAAATAATAAAAATACGTTATATTTCCCTGACGGAAGTTTTTATTTTGGTTCTCCATTAACAGTTACCTTTACTGTTGGTCGATCTTTAAGAATTATCGGCACATCATGTGCTGGTATGACTTCTGGTAATACCCCTCCAGGTGGAACTAGACTACTTGGCGCATCAGGCATTGAGTCAATAATTTTATTAACTTGTCCTAGTTTAGCAAGCCCTATATTTTATGGATTTGAATGTTCCAATATTAATTTTCAACAAGATGTAGTAGAGTCTGGTGCTGTTTGTGCAATTAAAAATTTAGTAGGTAATGGCCCTACTCGACCATTTATTGTTAAAAATTGTAATTTTCGTGGGTTTACAAAAGCATTATCATCGGACTTAACTCAAGCGCAAGCCGTTGCCCCATCCAGTTCTACTGGTGTTTGCGTTGCAAATATTACGCAAAATAGCTTTTATAGTAATACATATGCGCTTTATGGCAAAGGTCTTGGTGCATGGATGAACTTAAATTTTGTTAGCAATAATTGTGAACAAAATAGCAACGGATTATTTACAGAAGTTCAAGGTATTGCTGCTGGTTGCAACATAACTGATAACTTGCTAGAAGGACAACCAAATGCGATTGTGTTGAGTTGTGGTTTAGCAATGGTTAATATAGAACGTAATTATTTTGAAGGTAATACAGATACTTTAATGTCTGTTTCATGCTCAAATAGTAGTAGTAAAGTTCGCGCTGTAAATAACTATAATATTACATCAGGTACTGCGAGTGGATTTGCTAACTGTCAATTAGAGTACGACAATACTATATCTGAAGTAAATTTAAGTTTAATCAATGGTAAATCAAAAATTGGTAGTGTTATAAGATACGCTGGTGCTGCTGCATTTAATTCTATTTCATTAGACGTAAACTCAATTTCAAAACTTACTTCAGTATTTCCAGCAACCGTTACTGGTGGTGGTTATTCTGCCGTATCTGCAAGCCCACAAGTAACACCTATTGGTGCTGCGGTGAATGTTGAGGCAGTGTCTACTACGGGGGTATTACACTCGTATTCAGGAACATCTGGTTTTGCGTTAAATGACTGGATTGTATTTCAAGCATTAGTGCAAAAAGTAGCTGGTACTACTGTATATATCCAACTGCTTACTGCTGCAACCGCTAATGCTGGCAATTCAGAAACATCTTTTTCAACTAATACGGAAAAAGGTGATTGGGTTTATGTTCAAATTATTATTCGTGCAACCGCAGCTAGCGCGTCTTCGCTTCAGTATAGATGGCTTTCTGATGGAACAATTAATGTAACGGATACGTATATTTATAAAATTCCAACACAAGATACCATTGGCCCTGTTTATGTTTGTTTACCTAACCCATAATTTTATATAAGGATATAAGATGCAAATTACTTTTAAATGGTCAGTTAAAAAACTTGAAGTTGCGCCTGCGTTAAACAATAGAGTTAATGTTGTTACAACAGTTAATTGGAATGTTGTAGGAACAGATAGCGAAAGCAACATTTCAGAAAGTTATTCTGGACTAAGCAGTTTTTCTCTTGGCGATACTTTTGTATCTTACGATCAGCTAACAGAACAACAAGTTCTTGATTGGTGCTTTGAACCAGAAGTAAATGAAGTTAAGAACTTTGAAGGTACTGTAATAAGCACTAACACAAGAATTATAAAAGATGAAGGCGAAGCACAAGTTACTAAACAAATTGAAGAATTATTGGCTCAAAAAGCAATTACACCTGATTTACCTTGGGCATAATAGAAACAAAATTACTTGACAAAGCAAAAGTTTAAGAATATATTTTGTAACAACCGTACTAGCCGTTAGCTAGGGATTCTTAGGAGTCATAGATGTCTGAAGAACAAGAAGTAGTCTTAGCGGACTCAACTGCCGCGCCAGAGCAGGTAGCAACAGCAGCTCCTGATACTGAAGTAACATCGCTGGAAGAAAAGCCACTTGAAGCATCTAAAACCTTCACACAAGAAGAATTAGACGCCGCGATTGGAAAAAGACTTGCAAGAGAACAACGTAAGTGGGAAAGAGAACAGAACGCCAAGCGAGCAGAAATGCAAACAAGGGCGATTCCAGCCGAAATCCCGTCAGTCGATTCGTTTAACTCGCCCGAAGAATATGCTGAAGTATTAGCAGAACGTAAGGCAGAAGAACTAATTACTAGGCGTGAACAAGCTAGAGCGCAGTCTGAACTTTTAGAGTCTTACCACGACAGAGAAGAAGAAGCTCGGACGAAGTATGATGACTTTGAACAAGTCGCATATAACCCCAAGCTACCAATTACTGACGTGATGGCTCAAACGATTCAATCTTCCGATGTTGGCCCCGATATGGCTTATTACCTAGGGTCTAATCCGAAAGAAGCTGAACGTATATCTCGCTTATCACCTTTCATGCAGGCCAAAGAAATAGGGAAGATTGAAGCGAAGTTAAGCGACAATCCGCCTGTAAAAAAGACTTCAAACGCTCCTGCACCGATTGCACCTGTCACAGCTAGAGGTTCTGGCTCGCCAGCATACGATACAACTGATCCTCGTTCGATTAAGAACATGAGTACGTCAGAATGGATTGAAGCTGAACGAAACCGACAGATCAAGAAGTACGAAGCATTGAGAAACCGCTAACTATTTTATAAAAGGACTTTATTATGTCAAATTCGATCTTAACGATTGATATGATCACAAGAAAAGCTCTCGAAATTCTTGAGAACAACCTTGTGATTACTCGTAACGTAAACCGCCAATACGACGATTCTTTCGCCGTTGAAGGTGCCAAAATTGGATCCACAC